CAGACGAAAAGGTCCATAGCCCACGAATAGGGCCGCTACCAATCGTAGCAAGATTGAGTAGACCCGGACAGCGTTGGAGAAAGGCAGGCTCTTTGCCGCCTTCCGGCACAACTTCTGGAAACAAATTGACCATCCTCGCATCGGCTGCGTTGACGGAACGGGCAACGTAAGTCGATCCAAGAATCGGCGTTTTCATTAGAAGTTGTTAGCGTAGATGTTATACCGCTGACGCGTTGCAACAATCGGGTAAGGTATTGCCATAAGATCGCCGGGGAAGTTGATGCGCTTGATGTTGCGCTTGCTTGACATGGCAATACGCTGCACTTGCGGCGAAGGTTCAACGCCAAACTCAGGTGCTAGTTCGCAGGCTAAGTTGTAGCGAAACGCCCGTAAGTAGCCTGGCGGAAAGTACATGTCCGTAGCGACGCTTGAGACTTCCGTCAACGTTTCTACAGAAATAATGTGCCATTCCAACGCTTTAATAGGAACTGGATACACCGTCATTTCCATATCTGGAAACGTATTGTTTACCCACATAACCTGCGGATAAGTCGATGTAACCGTCTTAAACGCAATGCCATCATACTGCTGTTGATTGATTAGTTTGACGCCAAACGACAGTCCCGACGATGGGTCTTTGAAATAAGTCGCGTCATCAATTTCAATAGGACGATTACCTACAAAATCGCCGGTAGGGCCAATCGTGCGCGACATGGTGTACGCAGGCCAAGTAAACACTTGATCTTGCGTACTAAAAACTGACAAACGCTCAGTGTCCCATGACTGAATCATTTGATTCATCGCCATGATAGAGTCTTGCATGACCGCAACCGAAGGTTCTTCACCTTCAGCTAAAACACCAAGAAGGCGAAGTGACCCGTTAATAAGTTCAGCGGCAGTTGTCATAACTCAACCTCCTGAGTTCTACGGCTGCGACGACGAGGCTGAAGCTCGTTAACTGGCTCCATCTCATCTTCTACATCATTAGGATCATACACTTCCCAGCCGTTTTCTCTATCGTTATCGGCTTCTTTATCGGATATAGCGACTTTAGCGCCGTGAGTGGCGTGACGAAGATAGATGACGGCCATAGTTTACAGGGGGGTTATTAGCCCCCATGCCTTACACGCAATGAATAAGAGCAAAATTAATAACAACTGCTTCAGACAATGAACCGCCCGAAATGTTGCGTAAGGTGATAGACGCAGAACCTGCGCTTAAACCCGAAACCCAACAGTTGTATGCGCCAGCAGTAGCGCCACCACTTACGTTCAAAATCAAAATGTCATTTGCAGAAATGAACGAGTTGTTCAACGTGAAAGTCACGTTGGTTACGCTCGCTAACGCTGCGTTGTTCATCGTGATCTGACCGGCTGACTTGTTAAGCGTAACAGCCGTAGACTTGCTGGTCGCTTGAGTAACAGTACCTTGAGCGTCTGCCGTGTAACCAAACTGTTCAGCGGACAACACGTATTGTGAGCCGATGATGTCTTGGTCTGTAAAAGCAACGCCAATAGGTTTAGTGTTTGACATAGCTGATCCTTTTAAAAATAGGGGGCGGACCCCCTATTAGTTACGCAATACGGTAAGCCGTCCAAGTGCCAACGCCGGTCTTGCGCGCGAGCCACTGCGACGACGTGTTAGCCGACACCGCAGCGGTCCCAACAATCGTCCAGCCCGTACCAGCGGTTACGGTTACAGCGTCTGTACCGTCGATATTAACGACAGCAAACGTGAACGCTGCGTTAACTTTAGCTGCCGAAGAAATTTCATCTTCAAGCAACGCAACCGTGGGTAGCGTCATTGCGCCAGCCGTACCATCAAACGTAAACAAACCGTTTGCTAGTTGTGCTGCCGTAACGGTAGCTGCGCCAGTTAGCGCCGTGGGTGCGCCCTGAACAAACAACAAAGCCTCGCCGGTATTACCGTCGTTGTACTGATAGCCACCAGCACCATTAGGAATTGCCATGATAAATCCTTTCAAAAAATAATTGGGTAAGGGGGCCGAAGCCCCCTAGATCGATTAGCCCCAGAGACGAACTGCCATTTGCGGACGAATTACGCTGTAGCCGTACAGCACGTCAATACGGCAGGGCATACGGTCGTTGTTGATGTCGTACTGACGAACAATACGCATCGAAATACCGTTGTGAACCTGACGCGATGCCATGTCAACGCCTTGCGGCATCATCAAATCGGCAGTGGCGAAAGTGATAGCGTCTTTGTGGTAGACGAGGTTTTGTGGGTACTGGCTAGACGCTGCACCGACAAATACAACAGCTTTGCTAGCAGCAGGAAGGCTGGCAACAGTAGCTAGAGCATTACCGGAAGAATAGATCGGAGCAACAGTGATGTTACCTGCGCCAGAGCCATTCAACGTGACGTCAACAGTCGCAACAAACTGGAACAGCGAACCAGTGGACTCGCGGGTTTGTGGGTTAACAGCATAGCAGTCAGCCACGGTAAACACGTCGCCAGCTTTAACGGTTGCGCTAGCGCCAGCGCCTGTGATGGCAATGGTGGTTGCGCCTTCGCTTGTTACAGCAGCGGACGTTGTACCGCCAGTAGCCGTACGCGAGCCGGTCGTGAACTGCTTGATTGACTGAGACATGTTGATCTCATCAAACCCAAGCACACCCATACCCATCATGCCGTTCTTAAATTGGCGACTGATGGTGTCTGTGGGGTTGAAAAGACCTTTCATACCCTCAACCAAACCAGCGTTAGCAGCGGGGTTGACTGTAGCGTAACGTGGAGACATAACCGCAGCGTTTTCGTTAAGTTTCTGCTGTGCTTGCAACAGAACTAACGACGTGGCAGGTGTTGTTCCTGGCGTACCAACGGTGTTACCAATGTACTGATACGAATTGGCAACGTCAGCGTCGATGCTAGCAGCAAGCTGGCTGATACGAGGTTTAAGCACGCGCTCTGCAAAGTCGTCCAACTGCAACGTCAATTCAGCAGACGTGAAGTTAACACCGATGTGTTTTTGCGTAGCAACCGTCAACGTGGTGTACTGCTCGTTATCACTTTGGACTTGCAGTGCAGCGCCATCCGTTACGAGTGCGCGGTCCGGTAAGCGGATACGGAGGGTCGAACCAATTTTAGCACCTTCGAAGGCAAAACTGTCGTCGTACTGACGATTTACATTGCGAGTTAAGACAAGATTATTCTCAAGGATTTCAAGCGCCTTGCGAGTAATCATGTCGATGGTAAGTAGGCTATTTGCCATGACAATTCCTTTTCAAAAAATTAGCGGACTCGGTTTTGAGCTTCCCACTTCTTAATCTGCCTTTGACGCTCGGCTTCAATCCACTCTGACGTTGACATTTCCTTAATTGAACGCGGGTCAGTCGTGTCTAAAACTCTTGCGTTGCCACCCCGAGGAGTGACGGGCTGAATCGGCGCTGGGGCACTCGACGATTTCTTAACAGGAGGATTTTCACTTAGTTTAGCTTCAATCTTCCCAATCTCTTTTGCCTGCAAAAAAGGTGACAACTTGGCAATACGATCAGCTTCTTTTGGATTAGAACCAAGGTAGTAAGCCACCTCGGGGCCAATATCAGACGCTTGGATCGTTTCGGCCATCACTGACGTAATCGGAAGACGAGGGTTGTACGCGACCTGTTCAAAATCTTCGTACTTAGTTCGTGCTTCTTCTTCGCGCTCGTGATAGACCTCAAGAATTTCGGCTCGCTGTCTTTCTGCATCCCGTCGAGCAAGTAGTTCGGCAGCTTTTCTTTCGGCTAACGCTTCCGCGTATTCCTCAGTCGAAGCAAAACTATCTTGCGCGGGTAGATCACCAGACGGCATATCGGGCGTTGATGCCCGCAGCTTTTGTTCTCGTTCCCACTTGCGTTGCTCTCTTGCAAGGCGTTTGCTGATCATCGCGTCAAGTTCAGCCTGGGTAAAACGCTTTTCCTCAGTCTGTTCTGGCGCTTGTTCAGCGACCTCCGGCGCATTTTGTGCAATCTCCGTGGTGGCCGTCACCTCGGGTGCTGGCGCGGATTCTACTTCCGCTAAGGTTTGACTTTCGTCGCTCATGACTTACTCGTTAGAGTCCCGGTCTACTGGGCCGGTACAGTTAAAACATCATATCTTACAGAAGTTAATGTGGCAACTAAGCTGTCAACGCTGCAACTTTAGCTTGGAAATTTTTAACGCGTATTTCTAAAGCAGTGGTTTCATTCTTTAGTGCTTCTCGGTCATTTGCTAACGCTTTTTGAGCGGCAACTAACTCAAACTCGCTGCTTTCTAACGTTTTTTCCTTTGCCGTAACAATTTTTTCGCGGGCGGCGACTGCTTTTTCACGAGCGTTTGTGTCGTTAATCAACGCCGCCATTTCATCTTTAATCTTTTGGGCTTTTTCAATTGCTTCATCTACAACCCGTTTAGCAGCTTCTTGATCATATTTTGCATCGGCACGTATAGCTTCGGCTTCTTTTTTAGCCGCTTCAAGCTCTTGCGCTGCTTTTTTACGATCTGCAACAGCGTCTTCGGCAGCGGTTAACGCGCCTTGACGAGTAGCTAATTCATCACGCAAAACAGCCATTTCAGCCAAATCTTTAGGAAACTGTTTAGTGAAATAATCCACATAATTCATCATTGGGGCATCATTAGAAATGTTCATGCTGACCTCATTAAGAGTAGTAAGTGATGTTTAACTTAGCGCCAGCAGATTGCTCAATGAACTTAATTTGGTTGATGTCGCCGTCGTATTGCAACGTAACACCAACTGCTAAAGGCATACCCACTGTTGAGGTGGGGTTCACACCATCATCTCGCCAACGAACAGCCTGCCCTTCTGGAGTAATAATAGCAATACGAGGCGAACCCGCCAAGCCTGCTATGTCTTTTTGAGGTACGGTTAACGCAGTAGCAGAACTTAAACTGGTGATCTGCTGGTAACCAAGTACCGATGTGATTGCCTTAAGATTGATTGCCATCAAAATCTCCTTCGTTCAGTAAACGATCTTAGCCTAATAATTAGCTGTTCAGCCCCATCTAGCGTACCAAATTGATCTATAGCTGTAGCTGTCTCATTGATAAGACCTTGCAATGTCTCAGGTATAGAAACTTGATCTGTAGCATTAATTAGTTCATTAATAAAAGATTGAAAATTTGCTAACGTAGCAAGTTGATCTGATCCAGTTGCAAGCTCTGAGATAAACGATTCGTAGGCTTGCAAAGCATCGAAATCATCAAAAACAGCGGCAAATTCACTAATGTTGCCAATTTGTTCTTGAGCGCGTGAAGTTTCATCAGTAGCTGTAGCGTTTTCTTGGATATTTCCGCTGCCGTCAATACTTACCGACACTACATCTGAACTTTGACTAGATTCAACAACAGATGCTACTAAAATATGAGTTGTTGAAATGCTATCGGTAGCTGTTGCAAATTCAGCTATAACGCCACCGATGAAAATAATGGAGTTAATCGCGTCAGATGAAGTGGCTGACTCTACAATTACTGCGTCTATAGGTAATAAAACATCTGAACTGTCTGTGCCGGTTGCTGATTCATTGACAGATGCTTGTTGAGATATTAAGGAATCAATATCGTCAGATGCTGTTGCCGATTCAGATAGAAGATTTTGTGTTGTTAAACCAGATGATAAATTATCTGAAATTGTTGATGTTTCTGTTGTAGCGGCGTTAAACGTAGCAATTGAGCTTATGTCATCTGTGCCAGTAGCTGTTTCAACTACTACTGCCAGTGCAGTAAGGGTTGTACTTAACGAGTCAGTTGCGGTGGCAGTTTCAGCTACTGCCGATTGATAGGCTAAATCAGAACTAATTGCATCAGTTGCGGTGGCAGTTTCGCTAACTGCACCATCAATACTTGGCGTTACTGGGCCTGCGGTACTCGCATAAGGTGTCTGAGCGTATGCGCTAAAACCGTACACATTACTACTCTGCTAAAACCCAACTTGTTGTTGCTTCATCCCACTGATACCGATTGCCGTCATCTGGCATCGCTACAGGAGGCTCCCATAAGCAGGTTTGTTCGTTCAGTATCCAAGATGGATAAGGCTTGGGCGGGATAAACGCGTCACGTTGTGGGTCGTAGCTGTAGCCAATGCCTGCGTAGTTTTTGCGGAAGTTGCCGTTGTAGCTTGTTTGCTTCCAATATGGATAGCCACCTGACCAGTTTTGCAAGAACCATGCACCTTTCCATTCTTGCTCAACACCGTTTTGGTCTAGCAGTTCGTTGTTGTGAACAACGTGGACTTCAAGCACCACGTTGTTTTGATCTAGCTTTGCAAAGTGCGCCATTACGCCTCCAACTTCAATCCGGTTAAATCCATCTCTTCGCCAACAATTCCAACCGGAAACGTATTAAATGAAAGACTGATTCTCGTGACATCACCTTGCACTGTAGGAACCATGTGCGTAAGTGATGAAGGAAACAGGATCAGCTTGCCTGCCTCGGCTTCAAACCACCAAGACTCAGAGTTGTACGCGTTCCAATCATCTGCTGGGAATTTTATCTGCTGATATTGATCTTTGTAGAAGTAAATCCTGTCATCAGGATTGGTCTGGAGGTAGTAAACCCCAGAAACAAACGAATTAGGATGCGCGTGTTTGTGGTGGTATTGCCCAGGCTCGCTG